CCCTGAAGTTACAAGAATGGAATTTGATATGAAGGATCAAATGATCCGTCAAACTATTATGACTACTCAAGGTGATGTAACTGAGATTAAAGAAGATATTAAACGTATTGAAGAAAAAATTGACCAACTAAAACGATAGCATTATGAAAAAGTTTTTATTAATAACATTCTTTTTATTAAGTACTATTGTTAAATCTCAAGTAGTTATTCTTCATTTTAATGCAGATTGGAATAAATCTAATGCTGTAGAATGGGTTGAAGACTTAGATGATTGTGATGTTGAATTTGTTGATATTGCAAAAAAACCTAAATTACAAAAAGAATATTCTATCGTTGTAGTACCTACAATTGTAATACTTCAGTATGATGAAGAAAAGAAAAGGTATCAAGCTGATTTAAGTTTTAAGTTAGCAGCTACTAAAGAAGAAGTTCAAGAAATGATTGATGAGCTTATATTAAGTGGGTTTTAAAACATATTTATATATGTGAATAGCAGAAAACTCTTATTAACTTTTCTACTATACCTCCTTTCATTAAGTTCTTATTCTCAACCAAGTAGTTTCCCTAATAGTTTTATTAAATCTATTGAACATGGGGTATATATTGACCACCACTTTGTTTTCCCTTACACACATCTAAATTTAACTACTCAACGTAATTTTTCACTTGAAGTAGGAATGATAGATCTCCCAGAACAAATTAATTTTAGATTTAATAACGTTATACAACAACAAGCTGGAGGTTTATCGTATTTAGTTCCAAATGTAGAAGAATTTGCTGAATATAAAGGTCGTCCACGTAAAAAAGAATTTACATTTTTCGTGGGTAAAACAATCCAAAAAAATAAATTTAGATATATTTTCCAAACAGGGACTTCTACAACCGAAACATATGTTTTAAAGTTCTCACATTATTACCGCATACTTGACGTTGATGGTGCCTTTATGGATTTAGGATTACACTACCAGTTAGGAGAAAAACGTCGATTTATATTCTTTGGATATAGTTGGGGAATCTTTTAATATTTATTATAAATAGTTTTAATTAAAAGTTTTTATTATGGTTAAATATATAAAAAAACATATCATGGCTTTTAAAGATATCTTTAAAGACGAAAACGACGTAAATGAAAAGAGCGTTATTGGATTTATGGCATTTGCTGTAATGGTAATATTTGCTGTAATGGATTTAGTAACTGGTTATATCGGTAAAGATTTAGTAGTTAATGAATTTATTTACGAATCATTTTTAATTATTACTCTTGGATGTTTTGGTATAGCAGGACTTGAAAAAATCTTTGGAAAAAAAGGAGAATAATTATGTGTTATACAAGAGAACAAATTGAAACTGCTATTAAAGCAAAAGGATACAAATGGTTTACAGCTGACAACTACGATGTTAATATTGTAGGAGTTAGAAATGCTGATACAAACGGAGAGGTAACAAATAAGTTTGATGACTGTGTTACTCTTTCGTATAAGGACGACACTGGTGAATGGCACTTCCATTGTTTTGATGCAACCACTGACCCAGGCTCACATTGGACCGAGAAGCAGCTCTTGAATAAAAACGGAGTAGCGATACTAAAAGAAGGTCAGTATAGAGGTTCTCATATGATTGGGTTACATCAAGGTAAGTATGAAGCTTTAAGACAGAAAAAACCTCTTAAAGTTTACAGAGATGGAGATAAAGACGGAGTATATGACTTTATTGAAGAAAACGTACACGAAGGTATCTATGGAATTAATATCCACAGAGCTACTTCTAGAGAAGGTGGTAAATCCGTTCAAGTAGATAAATGGTCTGCTGGTTGTCAAGTAATAGCAGCAAACGCTGATTTTAAGTTATTAATGGAGGTTGTAAATAAGGCTGCTAAAATATGGGGCAACTCGTTTACGTATACATTGATTAACTCAAACGACGTTATATAATGAAAACCCCTTCAATCTCACTCTGTTTAGGACTTACATCAACTATGACATTTTTAGGAACCTACTTCCTTGAGCTTACTATGGGTAATGCTGAACAATACTTATCTCTTATTGCTGTAATATTCATTGATGGTTTTTTTGGTATAGCAGCTGGTATTAAAAGAGAAGGCTTTCAAACTCGTAAAGCTGTTCGTGTATTAAAACGTGCTGTAACTTGGATTGCTATTTTAACTGTACTTTTAATGGTAGAAAAAGGATTTGCAGGTACAGCTTGGCTTAGTGAAGTAGTTGTTATACCGTTCATAGTGCTACAAATAATTAGCGCCCTTAAGAATGCGTCTATGGCTGGATTTATTAAAGCAGAAGAATTAAATAAAATTTTAGACCGCATAGACAATCATAAGGGCTTTAGAAAATAAACCCCCATGTGGAAAAAAATACAAGAAAGGATATTCCCTTTCATAATCGCAACCTCTGCCCTGTCAGTCTCTGCTTCGGCCGCTTTCTACTCAGTTAGCGGTCTTAGCAAGCTTTTTGCTGGAGCAGCATTTGCTGTTATTATTATGGCAGCATCTTTAGAGGTAGCTAAATTAGTAATAGCTTCTCTTTTATACCAATACCGTAAAACATTACCTCGTGGGTTAAAGATATACCTAACTACAGCTGCTGCTGTATTAGTATTAATTACCTCAATGGGTATTTATGGTTTTTTATCAGCTGCCTATCAAGAAACAGCAGCTAAGGCTGGAAGCATAGATTCTCAAATTGCTTTAATAGAGACTAAACGAGATAACGTTAAGGAACAACTCGCGGTATACAACGATGAAAAATCTAGTATTAACACTGCCGTGAGTGATCTTAGATCTGGTTTATCTAACAATAAAATCCAATATAAAGACAAAGAAACTGGTCAGATTATAAACACAACTTCAAGTTCAACCCGCAGAGCACTAGAAAGACAATTGGATCAAGCTATTTCACGTCAAACAGAAATTAATACTAAAGTAGATGCTTTAAATGAACAATTATTTGAATACGAGACTGAAATAGTAGAGGTAAAAATAGGCAATGATATAGCAGGTGAATTAGGCCCACTTAAATACCTTTCAGGTCTTACAGGTATTCCTATGGATCGTATTATAAATTACCTTTTATTAACTATTATATTTGTATTTGATCCTTTAGCTATTGCTCTTGTAATAGCAGCTAACTTTGCTTTTGAAAAATTACGTCCTAAAATTAAAGATAATATTTACGGAGAAAAAGTAGTAGTTAAAGATGATGAATTTTGGACTGAAGAAGAAATGCAAGATTTTAATGAACAGTTTAATGCCGATGATTTATTACCTGATGGAGACGATAAAACTAATCAATTGGAATTTGATTTTAACCAACCAATATCCCCCAAAGAATATCCTACTAAAAAATTAGAGGCTATCTATAAACAGTGGGAAGAAGGTATTGATTGGAATAAGATGGAAGAATTAAGAGATGCTTGGGTTTATCTTTCTCCTGATCATAAAAGATTTTTAGAAGAAAAATATCAAGAATATAAAAATTCTCAAATTAAAGAATTACAAAATCAACATGATGAGGTAAAACGTTCAAATAAAGATTCTAGATGGAAATCTCGTAATTTACAAGAAATAAATGAAAAATTAAATTCATTAAAAAGTAAAAATGATGATTTAACAATAACTTATTAATTTTATTATTTTTCTCATATTTATAACAAAATAAAATTTATCTAATATTATGTACGGAGCACAAGACCCAGGAAACTGGCAATCATTTACAAATAGAGCAGATGTTAAGGGTCTTCCTTTAAATGAGCAAAAAGACCAATTCCTTAAAGAGCAAGTTAATTTCCAAAACATGATGGAGGCTGTTAGAGCTCAATCTCATGTTGGAGGTATTAGAAACAATCCTATTGTTAATGTAGCATTTAACGGAACTGATTTAGATGTAATTTCAGGATTTACTTCAGGACTTCTAGTTAATTATACTTTTCCTGTTACTGTAACAGGTATACCAACTATTAAAGTACCAAATGGTTTACAAGGTAATGGTAACGAATCTACAATAACTTATGGTTATTCAAGTTCTCCTTCCCCTACCTCATTATTATTTACATATACACAAGCAGCTAACGCAAATGGACAAGGTGATATAGGAGCTAATGAATTAGCTGTTAATACAGAGTTATTTGATGCTATTACGACTTCTCCATCAACCCCAGTAGAAGATACTTACACAAGCGTTGTAGGTACTTACAATTCAGGTGCAGGTGGTACTGGTGGACAAGATATTGGTGCTACTATAGAAGTAAGTGCTCTTCAAACAGTTACATCGATTATAGTTACATCAAATTCGTCAGGAGTATTCCAACCAGGTAATACACTTACATTTGCTGGTTCTGATTTAGGAGGCACTGGTTCATTAATTGTAACTCTAAGAGCAGCAGATATTACAGGTGATACATTAGCCTTTACAGCTACTACAGATGTAAATATAGAAGGAGGTTCAATCGTAAACGTTTCTGATGGTCGTCCACCATATGCAATATTTAGATCAAATGTTACTAAAACTGCTTTAGCAGAATAGTAAAAATAAACATAATATTTCTCGTGGGAGGTTTGGCTTAGCTAAACCTCCTTCGTATATTTACCCTGTAAATGAGGTGAGAACCCAAAATAAAGGTTATGAAACAAGTAGTTAGATTTTTTAAGTGTGAGTTAACAGGTGATAAATTAGCTATCATTTGGGATGGTAAGCAAGAAATTTGTGTTACCGAAGATGAAGGATGGGATGTGTACGCCAAACAATGTGCCGAGTACGGTCGCCAGCAACTAATTAGCGAAATGTATTAAGATGAAAAAGGTTTTATATCTACATGGCCTTGAAAGTAATCAAGGTGGTCCAAAAGTTGATTTTTTAGCAAATATGTTTATTACGCATGCTCCTGCTATGGATTATAGAGATCCTTTTATCGCAGTAAAGCTAGCACATATAATGGAAAACTTCCAACCTGACCTTATTATTGGTAGTAGTATGGGGGGTTATGTTGGTGAGATCTTAGCTGAAACATATGGTGTACCTGCTATACTATTTAACCCAGCTATCCATAGTCGTAGTATTAATCCTGCAATTAATTTCCCAATTGAGGGTGAGCAAGCTGAACTTCAAGAACGTAAAATTGTTGTGTTAGGTAAGGATGATAAAGTAATTGATCCTGAACTTACTAAAATGATGCTTGAAGAAAACAGAAAATATACAATTATTGAGGAAGAAATGGCACATCAAGTACCTTTAGGTATATTTATTGACACAATAATTAACAATATAAATGAGCTTTGATTTAAAAAAATATCTAGCTGAAGGTAAACTTTACGAAGATTTCCCAAAAAACAAATGGATTTATCTTACTGATGAAGAAAAAGAAGAATTCGCTCAAGAGTTATTTGACCTAATTGATAATGCTTACGCCCCAATTGGTGGTCATCCTAATTATACATCACCAGCTGATGTAATGGGGGCTGAAGGTGACGCAGACTATATGGTTATCGATTTAGATGATGACCCTGAATTTGATGCTGTAAAAATATCTAAGAAAAAATCAGCAGGTAATAAATCAGTAGGTTTGGGTCATGATGGCTCTAAACCAGCTAAATCAGCAGCAGTTAATATTACAGCTTTACTTTTAAAACAATCAGGTTACTTTGTAGAAGTATCAGGCGTATTAAAAGATATTTTAAAAGCAAAAGGCGCCCCAATCGTTACAGATGAAGAAATAATCCGTAAAGTCTTAAAAGGTAAAGAAATCGAATTAAACGATGATGGTTCGTATCAACGAGAAATAGGTGGTAAAGTATTTACCAAAATGTTGATGGGTAATCCTAAGGTTTAAAAAGAAAATACATAAAATATTTGGAGACCCGGAAGGGTCTTCTTATATTCACGTGTTAATAAGAAATAAAAGTTATGACAAGTTCAAAAAAGAAGATTTTTCTCAAAACGATCAAAGAGTTAAAAGATAATGATGCCATTGAGTTTAAATTCGACAAAGAATTTTATGAATTGAAATGTCACGTTTATGGGTATGGTGATGATCAAATTAATAAAAGTTATTCAATTGGTAAGTTAGGTGAGATTTTAGGTGAAAGAATGAATCTTGATAAAGTCACAGACAAGTATCTTACATTTTATACTTATAATCTGTTCAATCAAAAGTCAACATTTAAAATGTCAATCAATAAAATTGAGATATAATGACAATAGTTAAAATCCCAACTGAATCAATCCAACTAAAGGATAAAGTAGTTCCAAAGCATGTAGTATTATTTAAAGATAAAGTAGTACATACCGGGACTGAATCACAATGTCATCGTTTTATATATTATATGGAAGGTGCTTCGGATGAAATGATTTTAAGCCGACTAGATTTATCTAAATGACATTCAGATTCGGAAAATATAAAGGTTATACTTTAGCTGACGTTGAATTAAACGACCCAAGCTATATAAGGTGGGCACGTAACAATGCTCCTAACCTTATCCCAAAACCTCCCCAAAAACAACTTGTAGATGACGAGGGAGATGTGTATATTAAACCCTACAAAAACATACCAACTATAAACCCAGAGGATGCCTTTTAGTTTTATTAGAGAAGAAGTTTTGAGACACGATCGCGATGTAGTTGATGCCAATTTATCGCGGTATCAGCCGTTAAATTACAATCGCTTTATGTGGTGGCGCAGTCATACGGACGGAATTAAGCCATTGAGTAAACGCGCGACTCTAAAAGAACGAATTGAAAATGGTGACTTTAATGAATCATCATATTTCATGCAAGCCCAACTAGCATTACATAATGCTAAAGATAAGGTTGATCTTAATCGTCACGACCATTCCGACCAATTAGAGATATTAGCTGTTGACCTTGCTCGCTATAAGCGTTTAATGCAGGATTATGAGAAGGAAGAAACAGCTCGCTTAGAGGCATTATATGATGCGTTTACAAAAACGTTCAATATGACTCGTTCAGAGCTTGAAGAAGAACTTTGTAATTGGCCTGGAGAATTATTATCATACTACAAATATTGTATGGAATTTAGATATACAACACCATATGCGAATAGAAAATCGAAACGGGGAAGACCGAGAAAAAATCCTATTCGGTAAGGAAGCACATGAAACCTTTATGGAAGGGTTTTATCAAGGAGCTTACGTTGGGTGGACAGTAAAACACTTTTTTTATTGTCCTATGAGAAAAGAATACGGAATAATATTAACTAAAAAATAATGAAATTAGAAATTGGAAATAATCAGGGTTGGGTCATTATAGATGACACATCAGGTAAAATTATGTCAGTATTAGTCAAAAATGCTGTAGAAGGGGAAACTGATGCTAGAACTTTTACTAGTTATACTAATAACCATGATGGCACACATACTGATATGAGAGCTACTCCTTGTTCAAATCATGCTAAACAGCAAGAATGGGATGAAGAAGAATCAAATCGCAGAATGAAGGTTATAGGACAAAACGGAAATACTGGCGAACATTATGATTGAGGTATTAAGACATAGTTTTGGGTTTTGTGGTGAACATTGGCACCCAAATATTTTTACAATTCTTTTAAGTGGATTTGGAATAGCACCTGCCCTTAATTATATTTATTACAAATTAAAAAGTTATGCTAAAAATAAGTCATGAAGTTCCCCGTTGTCTTCTCTATGATAGTGAAAATTTTAACGATTATGATTATGCGTTAGTTCACTTACTAGAAGAAGATGAGACATACCGAGAATACTTTTTAGATGCCCGAGCAAAAGGGCGATATATTATTTTAGACAACAGCTTACATGAGCTTGGTGAAGCTTATAACGATGCTGGTCTATTAAAATGGGTTGAAGAACTTCGACCTAACGAATTTATAATCCCAGATGTTTGGGAGAATAGAGATGCTTCAGTAGTAAATGCTCGTAAATGGGCTTCAATTGAATTACCTGAAGGTGTGGAGAAGGTAGCAGTAGTTCAAGCTGGAACTATTCACGAGGCAGCAACTGCTTACCAAACGTATAAAGATTTAGGATACCAAAAAATTGCTTTTTCTTATGGTGCTAGTTATTACAATGATATTGTCCCTCATCCTAACATGGATATTGGTAAAGCCCTGGGACGACTCTCAGTAATCTCGGCTTTATATAAAATAGGTGTTATTCACCAAAATGATAGAATACATTTATTAGGATGTGCCGTCCCACAAGAATTTGGATGGTATAAAGGATTTGATTGTATTGAATCAATTGATACTTCAAACCCAGTAATGGCAGCTTTAGAAGGTATTCGTTATAATGTTTGGGGGTTAGATAAAAAACCTAAAGCAAATATGAACGATTATTACTACATGCTTGAAGAAGAAGTTAATTGGGACTTATTAACAGATAATTTAACTAAATTTAGATATATTAACGACTTATGAAAATGATGAGTTTATATGACTATTTAGGTCATGCTGCAGGAATGCAATTAGGAGAAGAAGTTGCTAAGAAAGCAAAAGAAATGAATATTACAATGAGTTCCAGAGAAATTTCAAATCCTAAGTATACAGGTAAAGTAACACTTTACCCAGAAAAATTTTTGGATATGTATTTTCTTAAAGAAGAATCTGAAGATTTAAAAGATACTATTTGGAATGATAGTAATAAAAATGGGAGAAATTTAGGTAGAGATTTTGGATTTTAATTTTAAATATAATGGCTAAACTAAGAAAAATGGTAACCTATACGGATTACCGCTGGGAAGAAACAGATGATCTAACCCCAGAACAAATTGAAAAGTGGAAATCAGGTGATGAGGACCTACAAGAGGAAGTTTTAGATGAAGTTGAGTTTGAATTAGCTCGTGATAAATGTCTTGAAGATTCTGAATGGCCTGAATTAATTGAAGAATAATACAGCGTAAGCCTATACGCTCAAAATACCTGGCAAATAAAAATATATTATAAAAATGGCAAAACATTGCGTAATTAGCCTCTCAGGAGGTATGGACAGTAGCACCTTATTGCTACGAGCTATCAAAGAGTATGATACAGTAACAGCTCTAAGTTTTAATTATGGTCAAAAGCACGTAGTTGAACTCGAACGAGCTCAATCGTTGATTGATTATCTTAATACTAGTGGCTTTGATGTTAAGTATCGTCAAATTAAACTAGATGGACTAGTAGATTTACTAGATTCAGCTTTAGTAGAAGGTGGAGAAGAGGTGCCAGAAGGTCATTATGAAGAAGACAACATGAAAGCAACAGTTGTTCCTAATCGTAATAAAATCTTTGCTTCATTAGTCCAAGCAGTTGCTCTATCAGTAGCAAACAAAACAGAAGAACAAACAGATATCGCTTTAGGTATTCACGCTGGCGATCATGCAATTTATCCTGATTGTCGTCAAGAATGGAGAGATGCTGATGATCATGCTTTTAGAATGGGTAATTGGGATGTAGATAATGTAGGTTATTTTACTCCTTACCTTCAAGGTGATAAATTTGATATCTTAAAAGATGGAGAAGTATTATGTGATTATCTAAATATCAATTTTGATGATGTATATTCAAGAACGAATACGTCATATAAACCAATTTTTGATGAGGATACATTTGAATGGTATTCAGATTATAAATCAGCCTCAAGTGTAGAGCGTGTAGAAGCATTCCTAAAATTAGGACGTAAAGATCCAGCACCATATGCTGATGAGACGGGTCCTGTAACTTGGGAGCACGTTGTAACTGAGGTATCTAAAGTATTAGCAGAGCATGAGTGATAGAGAGATAATGGATTCCAAACCAAGTTGGGGTAAAGTTACTATCCCTAAATTCCAACACCACCCAGATGCTTATAAACATCAGGTAATCTCGTTTATTAAATCGGGAGTGCGTATCTTAGGATACGGACTCTTGATTGTAAACTTGCCAATTGCAGTAGGTGTTCTTATATTTAGTGAAGTAATAGGAATTGTAGAAGAATTAGTATAATGAAATATTTAAAATTTGAAGCAGATTGGTGTGGTGCTTGTAAAATGATTAAACCCATCCTTCGTAGGGTATCAGAAGCTGGCATCCCAGTAGAAGTAGTAAATGCTGAGCATTCAGCTGAATTAGTAACCCAATATAACATTAAAAACTTACCCACAGTTATCTT